CCAGTTTGAAATCGTCGATCGCCTGATCGAGCGCTACTCCAACGAAGGCGATCTGATCTTCGATCCGTTCGGCGGCCTGATGACCGTGCCCTACCGCGCGCTGCTCAAGGGCCGCAAGGGTGCGGCGACCGAACTGTCGGCGGCCTACTTCCTGGATGGCGTGCACTATTTGCGCATGGCCGAAGAGAAGATGACGACGCCGCAGCTGTTCGATCTGGCTGCGTTCGATGCGGTCAATACCCCCCCCCCACGGACATGATGGAGGCTGAGGCATGATCCTTACCAAGCCTGAGATGTCCGCCCTTCAAGAGGACGATCCTGCGCACGCCGCGTCTGCACGGGAGGCGGGCTGGCTAATCGATGAGGATTATTGGTGGGTGCGCCCGCTTCGCGATACCGATGCAGCCGGCGAGCCGGACGGCGGCTTCGTCAGCGGCCGATTTGTGTTTGCTACAGGGGCTGATGAGGCTCTGGCCTTCGATCGTGGCGAACGGGATGGGCAGGCGGCATGACGACGTCGCGACGCCATAGCTGGGGCGAGCCCAATCGCCTGGTCCAAAAGACCGAGCGCGAATGCACGCGCGGCTGCCGCACCATCCGCGTCACCTTTCATGCGCGCGGGCGGCACTGGATCGAGTTCTGGCGGGACGGGGAAAAGATCGAGGGAACGCATACGCCTGTGTGTGAGCCGGTGATGATGGAGGTCGAAACATGCGAATAGTTCTTTGCGGAAGTACGCGGTTTGAGGCGCTGTTCCACGATTGGAATCACAAGCTCGCCTGTGCGGGTCATACGGTCTACAGCCTTTCTTTGTTCGGTCGCGAAGCGACGGACGCAGGCAAGGACGACAAGAAAACCGTCACTGAGGATGAGAAGATCACGCTCGATCTCGTCCATCTCGACAAGATCATGAATTCCGATGCGATCGTGGTCATCAACCAGGACGGCTATGTAGGCTTCAGCACGGCGAGGGAAATCCGCTGGGCCCGGATGCAGGGCAAGCGGGTCTATTGGCACCTTCAAAATCATCCGGATGAGCCTTGGGCAGGTGATCTTCTGCGGACCGTAAGAAGGGAAGTCGCCAGTGGCTAAACGCGCCCCACGTCTCGACCTTTCCGCCCTCATATCCCGCAAGCCATCCGCAGGCCCGCTGGTGACGCCATCGGAAGCGGTCGCCATCGCGCTGTCGATGCTGCCGGCCAAATCCACCGGGCAGCTCTGCAGCCCTGAATGCCCGGCCGTGCGGCATGTGCTGCTGTCGCTGAAGCTTGCCGGATGGAAGATCGAGCCGAGGTGATGAACGAGAGAGCCCACCAAATCCATGTAGCCAACCGCGAGCGGATTTTGCGCGAGCGTGCAGAAATGCAGGCGCGGGTTGACGTTGCAAAACAGGCGTCTCGGGAGTGCGATTCCATCTGTGCGCAATGGTCGATCGGCGTTGCTGGTGTCTCTGAACCCGTGAAGACGCGCGAGCGGAACTGCCTGCGATGCACGCGGCCTTTTCAGTCGCAAGGTGCGGGCCATCGGATGTGCAGTTCGTGTGCACAATTGCCGGAGGGGTTTGGGCTGTGATGAAGATGGTTCAATCGAACACGGAGCAAGCGGGGCTTGGTTTGCGATCACCTGCGAAGCGGTCTCCGCTGATGCCTGACTTCTCCGCTGCCAAAGCATCGGCAGTGTCGCGCTGAATCAAATCTTGTTCCTGTTGCGTCCCCGTCCGCGTTCATTGAACCCGTTTAAGGAGAACCGCCATGGCCTTGGCGATTGCTGCCGCACCCCGTGAAGAACCAGCGACACGTTTCGCCAAAGACCAGCTCAAGGCCATCATCGAGCGCATCGAGCGTCTGGAAGAAGAGAAGAAGACGATCTCCGACGACATCCGCGACGTCTACTCCGAAGCCAAGGGCAACGGTTTTGACGTCAAGGCGCTGCGCACCATCGTGCGGATGCGCAAGGAAGACCCGAACGCGCGGGCGGAAGCCGAGACGATCCTGGAGACGTACATGCAAGCGCTGGGGATGCTGTGATGGGCCGCGGGCTCGATGTTCCGATCGCAGTGATCCGGACGGGGCGTGATCATAGCGTCTCGGTCTATGGCGATGCGACAAGTTACGGCATCCCGACAGTCGAACTCACGGGCGATCTCGAGCGCTTGCGGTGCATGCGGCCCGAGGACGCCGATCAACTCGCCGATGGGCTGAGGCTCGCCGCCCGTGCGGCGCGTGGCGAAGTGTTGCCAACGCCTCTGGACGAGTTTCTGAAGAGGCGCGCATGACGCCAGAGCAACTCGCCATCCTGCGCCAGCGCATCACGGAAGGCCGCCAGCCGGAACATCGCGCCGAGCAAAACGCGCACCCGCGCGGCTGGAACGATGCGCTCGATTTTGTCGAGCGGACGATCAAGGAAGTGCGGGGGGAAAAGTGAGTTCAATCGTTCCACACGATGACGACGCCCTGTTGCGTGCTGCTGAAGCGCTGGCGTGGAACAACGACGCGCCCGATGTTTCGCTGCCGACCGTCCTGACCCGCCCATCCCTGGACGCTGCGGTCGTTGTCGGACAGCTGGATTATTCCGAGCCGGAGGACCCGAAGTCGCCCGCCTGGCCGCGCTGGAAAATTACCGGTTCGGCGCACGCGATCATCATGGCGCGAAAACTGTTCGGCGCGGATTCCACGACCGGCGGCAGCGTGAACGCGATTTCGTTCCCGGCGACCTTGGGCTCTTTCGACGAGCTCTTGCTGTTGCTGCATCGCTTCCCGCTGAAGATGACGGAAGCAGCCTCAGTCATCTTCGATCGGATGTACCGGCAACTGGTCGCCGAGCGGCACATCGCAGCCTCGGTGCCGGCGACCAGTGCCGGCGGGCAGTTTTTCCGCGGGCGTCTGTTGCCGTTCCAGACCGAGGGCGTGGCCTTCCTTTGCGCCGTGCGCAAGGGTCTGCTCGCCGACGACATGGGGCTCGGCAAGACCGTGCAGGCCTTCGGTTTCCTCGATCGGATCGGCTCCTATCCGGCCGCGATCGTGGTGCAAAGCCACGTCCAGCGGCACTGGGAAAAGAAAATCCCCGAATTCATGCGGGTCAAGGAGATCGGCGACGAACTCTCCGAAGGCCTGCGCGTCACCTCGCTCAACGGCGGCAAGCGCTTCAACTCGACGCCGATAGCCGACGTCTACATCGTGCACTATCTGGTGCTGCACGCCTGGGCGGAATTCCTGATCGAGCGCGGCGTCAAGACGATCATCTTCGACGAATGTCAGGAACTGCGCCACCCCGGCACCCGCAAGCACGAAGCCTGCACAGCCCTTGCAAAGGCTGCCGACAACGTTGCCGGCCTCTCCGGGACGCCGATCTATAACCACGGCATCGAGATGCACGCGGTCATGAACACGCTCTGCCGGGGCTCGCTCGGCACGCGGGCGGCGTTCGAGCGCGATTGGTGCTCTTACGTCGCCGGCAAGCTCGTGGTCGCCAACCCTCAGGTGCTCGGCGAATACCTGAAGGACCGCCGGCTGATGCTGCGCCGGCGCAAGGATGACGTGCAGCTGGAATTGCCCGCCAAACGCCGCGTGATCGAGCCGATCAAGGGCGAGGAGGGGATATTCGCCGAGATGGTGACAAAGGCCGCTGAACTGGCGCGGAAAGCCGCCGAGATCGGCGACCCGTTCGACCGAGCCCGGATGGAAGCGGAAGCCATCCGCGAGACGCGCCGCGCCACGGCGCTGGCGAAACTGCCGGCGGTTATCGCCTTCCTGCGCGGGCTGATGGAGGCCGATGAGCCGACGCTGTGCTTCGTGCACCACCATGCCGTCACCGACGGCATCGTCGAAGCGCTGGAAGGGTTCAAGCCGGTCTGCATCACCGGGCGACAGGACAAGACGCAAAAGGATGACGCGCTCAACGCGTTTGCGCGCGGCGATACCAATCTCTGCCTGATCTCGCTGCGGGCGGCTACCGGCATCGACGGCCTGCAAAAACGCGCCCGTGTCGTCGTGTTCGCCGAACTCGACTGGTCGCCGGCCGTGCACCGGCAAGGGGAGGACCGGGCGCACCGCATGGGGCAGCGGGATTCCGTGCTGGTCTATTACCTGGTCACGGACTTGGGCACCGACCCCTTCGTGATGATGACGCTCAACCTGAAGGCCAGCCAGTTCACAGGGCTGATGCAGGACAAGGGCGAGAGCGATGACGACCGCCGCGACGCATCGGAGGCTGCAAAACAGCACATGGCGAGCGTGCTTTCGATGCTGAGGGAGCGGTCATGAAGAAACCCAAGCGCCTATGGTCGGCCTCCGACCTCGCCACCTTGATCCACATGCGCGAAGTCGGACGCGAGAAATGGTCAGTCATCGACAGGGCATTTGCGCGCGCCGTCGGCAGCTCGGCCACCAAATACGAGAGCCTGCGGCGCGGGAAACTTCCGAGGCATCCAACCGAAACGGGAGGCCGCATCGAAGTTTCAACGGGACAGGAGAGCGAGCGGCTGGCGCGGCAAGAAGCCGAGCGCAGGCGCGATCTCACAGGCGAGGTCTTCGGCGACCCGCCGCCGGGCTACTCGGCGCTCGATCGGAGAAAGCAATGTGGTGGTACTGGCCTGTCTTCTGGGACTGGAGCGCGTTCATGACGGATCCATTGCCGGAAGGCTATGTCGTCCACCTGCCGGCGCCAAAGAACAAGCCGCATCATCTGTTCGGCGCCGCCGTAACGGTCGCGCCGGATCCATCGCGCGGCCGTCATCAGCAAACCGAGCGCGTCTGCGCCGTATGCGGCACGGTCAAGGTCACCGTCCATCACGCGGACGGACGCGCCTGGCGGGAATGGCGCGTGCCGGGGGCCGAGCGCCAGTTCGAAGATGACCGGACGCCAGCCTGCACGGTCGCCACGCCATGAGTGCAGGCTTTTCCACACTCCCATGGTCTCACGGCGGCGTCCCTTCGTCGCGCGCGAGATGCGTTTTTGGGGCGGTTTGTCCCCGTTCTCCGACTTTTACACAGGCCATCAATTGAGCAGTCCAAGGCTATCCATCATCCCGGCCGGCGCGGTCACGGACCGTTCGCTGGAACCGCGCGACCTGCAGGTGCTGTGTCTGCTTGGCCGTCACACCGACAAAGCCGGCTGGTGCATCCGCAGCCAGGTCAAGATGGCGCGCGAGATCGCCTGTTCCCGCGCATCCTTGCAGAACTCCCTTGACCGGCTGTGTGAAGCGGGCTGGGTGCAAAAGAAGCGGCTCGACGTCGAAGTCGAGGAAGCTGGCAAGCGTCCGTCGCGCTCCTATGCGTACCGGGTATTGCTCGATCGGGACGATTATGCCTTCGAAAACGCCACACGCGATGCCGACGGCGACACTGACGAGAGCTATGCAGAAACTGCATCCGAAGAGGGGGGGTGCCAACCTGTTGGCACCCCCCCCGTGCTAACAGATCGGCACCCGGGTGCCAACGCATGCGATGGCACGGGTGCCAATACATACGTTGGCACCAAGAACGTCCCCTTAGAACGACCCCTCCTTGAACGTGAGAGAGATGCGCGCGCGCGGGATCGAAAAGTAAAATTCCTGAATGCGTTCGAAGCGAGGTGGCCAACGGCCGCTGCCGACAACCGCCAGCGGACAGCCTATGCCGCCGAAGCGCTGACCGAGGGCGAGGAGCCGGACGCGCTCGCCGGCATCGCCCCGTTCCTCGAAAACCTGAAACGGCTCGGCAGGAAAAACGTTCCGGCGGGCTGGACCTACCTCGAAGAAAAACGCTGGACGCTGCTGGAGGCGCAGAAGGCGGCGGGCATCGCGGCACCCGTGGCCCATCCGCGCGACAGCCTTGAGGCGAAGGCGGTCACGGTCCTGCACGATCTCGCCGGGCGCGGCGAGGCCTTGCGCAAGATCTGGCGGCGTTCCGACGGTTCGATCAGTTTCCCGAAGGCCGTGACGCCCCAACTGCTTGCCCTCGCGCAGGCCCCGCCCGCGGCGGACTGGGCGACGCTGGAGCGAAACCAGGCGGGCGCATGGGAACGGCTGCTGCAACAATTTTTCGAGGCTGGAACGGTGCGCACGCATCTGCGCGAAGGCCTCCGCGCGCCCTGGCCGTGGCCGCCGTCGGTCGAGGGCAAGCTCTACACCTCGGCAACCGGGCCGCCAGAGACGCTGATGAGCGAAAACGATTTCGAAAACTTGAAGTGAATGGGCAAAGAGGCAGGGCAAAAATGCCGGACATCGCAACCGCGTTTCTCGACGCAAAACTGATCTCGGAACTGCGCGAGCAACAGCGCACCCCGGAAAGCCGCCAGCGGGCATCGGTCCGCCGGCAGGCCTATGATGCACCGCGCGGCCTGGTACCGGGGGGTAATCTATCGACCGTCGATGAGGACAAGACCGTCCACTGCTTCGATCCCTGGCTGATCGCGAAAGCCGAACCGAACCGGGAGCAAGCGGCCTACAAGAGCCTGCGGCGCGAGGGCTTTGAGG